GCAAAACCAGTTATACGTTTTACTAAAGAATCAATACGGCCTTCGTACATACGTGGAGCAACTATAGAGTAATTCATTTTTACTTTAGTAAAATCACTTTTAGGACGCATCATATTCTTAGCCATTTCCCACTTAAGTAATTTCTTTGTACCTAAGATTAAAGCGCCTTCGTAAAGACATTCTATTTTTCTAGATTCTTTGCTAAAGTTTTTATTTTCTTCAGGATTAAATGAATCATCTTTTTCTACAAATTTTTCAGCACCACTAGCAGCTTGCTTTAATTTATAAACCTCATTCATATAAGTTTTATAATTAAAATACAATACATCTACTTTATTTGCATCGTTTTCTTGATTTCTATTTCTACGGCCATCTCCGTTTCTGTAACCGTTATAACTTGTTTGTTGTATTTCTTTTAGATCTTCTTGACTTAAATGAGGAAATTGTTTTATTAACTCGTTTATAGGTATTGTTTTAACTTCACCAACGTAGTATATATCTTCAAAATAAGGAGACTCAGTATAAGAATAAACTAAGTTTGCTGGATCAACGTAATCTATAGTAACACCTTCAGAAGTATTAAAAGAAGTTTTAACAGCTCCAATACCACAAACAGTAATATCACGATAAAATCTCTTTTTTATTAGCTCATATCTATTACCTTCAAGCAAAACGTTTATAGCTTGTTCTTCTGCTATTTCAACTGCTTGCTTATAATTTAATTGCATGTGTAGATCTAACTCTTCTTGAGAGTCTGGTAAAAGTGTAGGATTGTTATTAAACAAGTCCATACCAAATTTATCTTTAACAAAAGTCTTAAGCTCTTTAGTTCTCATGTCACTCATGATAGCATCCATATAAGCTGTTCTTTTACTAACACCAAAAGGATCTTGAGAATAAGCTTTTACATCATAAGTTCTTTCCGCAATACCATTAACAACAATGTCTACAAACTTAGATATGATTGGAACTGGTTTCCAGTCTAAATTTAAATAGGACAAATCACCATTAATAGATAACTCATCCTTATATTTTTGTATAGGTTGTTCACCTCTAGCGTATAGTCTTAAATTGTGAAAGTTGTTTTTACCACTACTGTATCTAGTGTTGTTTCTGTTGTTGTAGTCTCCATCACCAAACCATTCTGTTTCTATAGCTTGAGCAACTTTAAGCCCATACTCATAACTGATTTTTTCAGCATCACCTACTACTTGACTTGGAAAATTCCTCATATTAATTTTTTATTATCTTTGAAGTGATGCCTTTATTAGAATATTTAGCAACACTTATATTTAATTTTGGTCTTTCAATTTTAGCATTTGGCGCGTATAAATGCCTGTTGTTAGCCATTATAGCTAAACCAGAGCTTATAGACGCATCATGCTTTGTTCTTTTGTTTATATCAAACTTACTCCAATCGTTTAATAATTCATTAAAATATAAATCACCAAAAGTACCGTCTTGTTTCATACCTACGTGATCTTGTATATACATTTCAATAGCAGCTGCATGAGCTTGTTTTATATCTTCACTAGAGTTTGGTATACCACCTACTTCTTTTTCAGCAACGGATAATTTGTTCCATATTTTATCAGGCCTGTTCATACTAAAGCCTCTGTAACCTCTACGTCTTAAATAATAAAGTAAACGAGGTTTGTTATTTTCTGCAAGTATTGGCATGCCGTAAAACACTAAAGCCATCAACACATCTTCAAAAAATATTTCAGCTGTAGGTGGTCTTGATAAGTATTCTAAAAAGAAACTATTCGCAGGAGCGTCCTCCATACTAAACCTGGTTAAGCCGTGTAATGCTCCTTTAGAACCTTCTCCATCTACAGTCCCTGATATATCATAAGAGTCACAACCAAATGCTCCCACGTGTTCATTACCAGGATATTTTATACCGTTTTTAAGTACCACTCTATTTTGTAAATGCTGAGGTGGAACCCAGCTAACTTTAAATCTACCTTTTGGATCTGGATAAAATATTACTTGTGTATCTTTTATACCGTTAACCCACTGAAAATTACCAGTTGTAATGCCTAATGTTCTAGACATTTCTTCATTGTAATCTATTTGCTCATATATTTTTATAAGATTAAATATAGAGTTTTTAGTTTCATCTCTAAACGCATGTTCTGTTGTTCTTGGAAACTGTCTATAAAACTCATTTAAAGCATCTTGATCTCCTTTTAAACCATCAACTTCATTTTGCCAATGATCTATTACACCTATATCTATTAATTCACCGTCTGGGGCAAACACGTCTGTGTCAGGAGTATTGAATACTGGAACTCCGTACTCGTCAATAAATCCTTCATAGTTCCATTCCATTGGGATAAACAAAGAATATAAACCAGATTTTGTCTGACCATTTCTATTTCGTTTAGTGACATCTGATGCATTGTATAATTTTTTAAAGTTATCTCCACCTTTGTCTAGGGCGTTGGAAGTTGACCCCATCATACACTTACCAACTATTCTACTACCTAATCTTAAACAGGTTTTTGTAACACGCCAATTGTTTAATATGTTATCAGGTCTTTCCCATTTACCGCTTTCATCATGAACTAATAGATTTAATTTTTCACCATCATAACTATTGTCACCAGTATTTTTCCAATCAATAGTAGTATCTAATCCTTGTATATCTTCTACCTGCTCGTTAGCAGTTATCTTTTTTCTTGTAAACTTACTAGCAGGTACTCTATAAGCTAACTCTGATTTTGGTCTATCCATACCATCTTGAATAGGTTTAAAGAAAAACGGATAGTTTATACTAATAGGTACAACTTTATCTGTAAACATTTTTTTAGCATCTGCACCTGTTTTAGATAATATACCATATCTACTATCACTTGATATTGTTGCTAAATTAACTGTTTCAGCAGAACTCATAAAAGAAAAACCAGAACGTCTGTTTTTTAGGTAACACATACCGTAACATCTTTTATCAGCTTTACAAGCTTCCCAGAATATATAAAATAATCTATTAGCCTCTCTAAAATCTGGAGCACCTACATCTATTTTACTCCACTGTAGATACATATAATGTGTACCTGTTATATAAGTCGGTTTATTATTATTCATAAACCAAAAGCCTTCTTCTCGACGTTTAAACTCTTCGTCTATATAATCGTACCACTTTTCTTTTTGATCTTCTGGATAAGATCTCCAATCAAATATATTTTTTAAACGAGCTAGTTCTTTAGGTTGTTCAAGTTTAACCCACTTGTTTTTACTATTTTTATATATATTTTTTGGTACTTTAGGTAACGCTATTGCTAAACCTTGTATTTCTATAATCTCACCTATTTGACCTGTATGAGATAATACAATAATATCGTTTTCTTTATTATATCCGTATTTCCATTTTTTACCTTTGTTAAGTCTACTTATAGTAGTCTTTTTTACAGGTTCAATAGTTTTAACTAAACTTTGCTCGTACATTATTTAGATCTACCTTCTGCGAATCCTTTAAAAGCTTTTTTCTCTGTCTCTTTAGGTGTTTTTCCCTCAAGCATGTTTTCTTCTTCTTGAATTCTGTTAAGTATTTCAAATGCGTCAAATATAGCTAGTTTTTTAGTAGCTGCTGCATTTTTTAATCTATCAGCCGACACATCATCTTCTGTGTTTGTAATAATCTTTTCTTCTGCTACTTTGATTAATTCATCGACTGCTTTTCGCCCAGCTTGGATTATATTCTTCTTCGTCTCCTTGATACTCATATTTAATTGTAATAAAATTAGATAAAACTCTATATAGTCTTTCACCATCAACTATAAATTCATATTCACTATTAGGTGTAAAGCCTATAAGCTCGTTTACTTTTACAGTACCATCTGAATATTTAACAATACCTTGCAGTGGTTTTTCAGATTCAATATTAAATTGGTCTACAGCTTTTAAAGGTTTAACAAAACAATAACCTTTTGGAGCTATCCACTCTTTATTTCTTTTATATAAAAAGATTTGATCGTGATTTATAAAATAAGTATTTTCGTTAAAATAACTTCTACTATTTCTTTCAATACCTTTAACATCGTTCCACCTTCTAAAAACATTATGATGTACTATAACTGTATCACCAGCTTTAATATCTGTATCACCAACTATAGGTGTTGATATAACCTTTGCTTCTCTATTAACGTACTTGTGTTGATATATATCAGTATTAAGTATTAATTCTAAATCACCAACTTTTTTAGTATTGTTATATCTTTTTCCTTTTGGCGTTACAACAAAGTTGTAAACACTTTTCATTAGTATTGTAGATTATATTCTACAGACACTGCCATATTCTTATTAAAGTCTTTCCAAGGTAATACGTTTTTGTTTTTCTTAATATATACAGAGTACTTATCTTCCTCTTCTATAATATCACAAATAACATGACCACCATAAACCTCTTGTCCTACAGCATAGTGCATAGCGTCGTTTTTATAATCTTTACCAACACTAATTTTTCTAATTAGCTTTGACATCCTCTTTGTAGTTTATTTTACCAGTTTGTATATCTATGTCAAAAGTCCCATATTCTTTTTCAAACTCTGTTTGTAATAACTTAAGAGAATCTCTTAAACCAGCAATATGATGCATCATCTCATGCTTTTTTAATTCCATAGCACCTATTTCAAGTTGCGCTCTATTTATATTATCTACAGAGCTTTGAACTTTTTTTAATTGCTCTTCAGTAATTTTTTCTGGTTTAGACTTTAAGTCTACTATTTTTTCTTTTTTTGCCATTTTATTTAATTTAAGTTAATTTTTATTTTTACTTTTCAAAGCAAAGTATAAGCTCTATTGGACTAGCGTTTATTATTTCATCTTCATCAGCTATAGCTACACCAGTTACTGCTTCTAAAACTATATTTGCTGCAGTTACAGATTTAATAGTACCTATTGCTGTGTCTGAATCATGAACGTGCACAACATCTCCTACATCAAAATACCTAGTAGCCACAACTGTTTTAACATCAAAGTTTGAAGCTGCTCCAGCTGTAACCGCTCCATCAGCTAAAATGCCTGTAGAAAAGTTATAACCAGAACCACCACTAACCGTAGCGCCTACGTATAACTTATCAAAACCTACATTCGTTCCAGATTCTGGAACACCTTGTAACACTGTAGCTGGAATTTGATCATTAGTAGCGCCATGTCCTAAACTACCTACTGTTAAATGATCAAGATCTTGCTTAAAAGCGGATGTGTTAAAATGAACAGCACCTATTACATTTCTATAATAACCATCTCCATCAGCCGAAGCATTACCTGTGCCTAAACTACCAGGGGCAGTTGAACCATCTGGATCTGTTTTAGCAAAAAACACATCCATACCTTTAACTGTTTGTGGTCCTCTCATAATCATAACTATATCTACTAATTTAGCAGCGCCTTTAGGTATTTCAAAAGCGGTCCAGTCAAACATAAGATCTCCAGCATCAAACACTAAATCTGTTTTGTTTGATTGTATTTGAGTGGCTACAGGTAGTACTGGTTTTACGCTTACTGTAAAATATTTTCCCATAATTTTATTTTTTTACTTTTTCTAGTGAGCGTCCGCCAAAGTAGGCTCCGATCACTGTTATTAATACTATTTGTAAAAGATCTATATAAGAATCTTTTACGTTAAATTTTATTGCCCCTGCGTCTATAAATATTAATAGCATGGTGCATACTATTAAAAATATTAAAACCATGGGTCTCACGTTTTTACTTAACCATGAGTCTGATTTTAAATCTGCTTCCCATCTGCTAGTGATGTTTTTCTCCATCTCTACCTCATAATCACTTATAAGTTGCTTAATTTTAAGTTCAGCAGCAAGTTTTTCTTCTTTAGAAGTGTGTAGGTTATCTATAACTCCACCTATGCCTTTGACTAATTCAGCAGCTCCACCTGATAACAGTTTATTTAGCATTTTTTTTATTTTTGTTTTTATGTCTAGCACTATGAATAAAATCAGACATAGTAGGTACAATACTGTGGTGTTTTTCGTTCATATACTCTTCTTGCTCTGCGTGAGACATTTTTTCAAAATCAGTCTTTTTTACTTCAGCCACCGGTCCAGCTGGTAGTTTAGATAAATAATCCATAGCGTGAACTGATTCTTCTCGTTGTTCTTCTAAAAACTTTTTATCTTCTTCTGTTGGATACTTTTCTTTTTTCTTTTTTTGTTTCGCTGGTGAATTACCAAACCCACTAAAACCTTTCATTTTAAATGTCATATTATTTCTTTTTTACTTTTTCAAAAGAGCTGATACCAAAACATCCTAATGTTACCCATACAAACGAATTGTAAACAACTTCGTTTATAATTAAATCTTTATCTGCTAATATACTAGTTAATAAATCAGCTACAGCAAATAAACACATTACTACAAATGATGCAAATCCAACTACATTTTTTTCGTTTATTTCGTTTTTATCTTTAAATAAGCTCCACATATTATTTATTTTTATTCCCAAGGCATTTTTTCCCAAGGAAAGTCTTTACTACCCTCTGGCATCCATTTACCATTATAATGAATTTTACCATCTTTCCTTGCGTATATCTCTCCGTTCCACTTTATAGCATTATCATTATATGCTAGTTTTCCTACTTTCATATCTGTTAAATGAACCATCTCGTGCATTACAACATGATTCTTCATCTCTTTGTTTGATTCTAAATCTTTACTTATGAATATAGAGCCATCGTTATTGGCTTCACCCATAATTCCTTTGTCTAGTTTTTTAGATATAACAGGTACACCAGGAACAGACATTTCTCCACCAGCTTCTTTACTAAAACGCATTTTTGTTTTAATTTCACCATTAACAGCGTAATTGCCTTTTTGTGATCCTAGTTTAAATCCCATTATCTATCTTTATCTTTTATCATATCATCTATAGCTTTATTGTAAACTTTATCTGTATATGATTTATTATTATAAAATATACTTCTTTCTGATGTAGGTAGATCTTCTTCACCTAGAAGTATTCTGTAAATTCTACTTATCATTTGAGAGCATTTCCATGAAGTTTTAAATACAGAGTACATTATAGTTGTTCTATTGCGATGTCTCCATACATCTATCCAACCTTCATTTCTTAATCTTTCCCATCTTGCTTTATCCCATGAATACGTATAAACACCGTTAATAAAGTCTTGTCGTGTAAATCTTCCTTTACAATCTAAATAAATTAATAATTCTAAATCTGCATCTTTTAACCCGTAAGTTTTACAGACCCACTTTCTAGTGAGCCTGTAATACTTAAGGATATTCATATCACGCAGATCCTGCGCGGT